AATGTTTCTGATAAATCAACAAGTTTATCAACTCCAGCAGCTTGACTAGCAAGTTTAGTCCCCTCGGTAAATTTTATTTCTTTACCATCTGCTGCTTGTAAAGATTTAGCTTGTGCTTCTTTGAGTTTTAGTTCAGCTAATTGAATGTTTAATTCTTTTAGAGAATTGCTTGTTTCTTTTGATTGCGCTCTTGCATCTTTCTCTGAGGCATACTTTTGAGCATCATTGTTTATTCTTGTTAGTTTCTCCATAAGAACATTTTGATCTTCAAAATCAAGATTCACAAAATTTCTAGCAAGTTGCTGTGCATAAGGCAAAACTGTTGGATGAATTGCCTTACCAGCAATCAATGATTGAATTGCATTGTCAGATGTAGTTGTTTGAGTTGGTATACCTTCTAATGGAACAACTTTCCAAGTCCCATTTGGTTGCCTTTCGGCAAGTTTCTCACCCTTCTTAAGTTCTTTAGTCTGAGGGGCAAATTCATTGAGAATCTTACGACCAGCAACAGTTGTTGACAATTGTTTCTCAACTACAGGGTCACGAGTTCCATCTTCATTAAACAGTTGTCTAGCAAGTTGTTGAACTTGTAAAGACTCAACACCTTGAACACCCTCAAGTCTTTGCTTGACAATATCTGCACCAACTTGACCATATTGAGATATGAGCGTATTAGCTACATCTTCATTAATTGTGCGAGTTGTTGGGTTAAACAATGGCTTTAAAGGAATTTTTTGTTCACCTACAAGAGTAAAAGGCTCACCAGTGTTAGGGTCTAATCCTTCAGCAATGCTCTTTGCTCCAGCTAAAACACCACGCTGTTGCATACCTAATCCACGATCAATTAAAAACTTCTCACGCTCAAAGCCACGAGCCTCTGCAACAGCAGATTGCTCTTTTGCCTTCATCATCTCATTACGCAACAGGAAAGCAGCTTCTTGATCTCCACCCCGTAATGCAGCTTCAATAGCTTGAGCATAGGAATCAGGGTTAGATGGGTCAATCATTCCAAGGATTTGCTGCCGTTGTGAAATCAACTTCAACTGTGGGTCTGTACCACCCAAAGCACCGCCAATAGCACCACCTAGCTGTTGACCAGCACGATAGAAACCATACTGTGCTTGAGATCTAGGGTCAAGATTTGCATACTGAATAGCTTGAGCCTGTTGTTGTTGCTGTTGAGCAAGTTGGTACTGTTCAGGAGTGGTAAATAAACCAAGAATGTCTGATGTTGCCATGATTATTCCTTAAAATAATGTAACTCGTGAGCCATCAGAATAGCCAGATGTTTGTCCATAATTAAAAGCAGTTTGATTTTGGACAGGAGGAGGATTAAAGTAGTTTTGCAGACCTTGATTAAATTGTTGATTACTACCAAGTCCCTGCAACAAACCGCCTAATGGACTAAATCCTGAACCAGCTTGTTGAGTCTTAGCCGCAGACAATCCACCAGTTAACAATGCTTGACCAACATTAGCGCCAGCAGTAGCGGCTCTACCACCTAACTGAGCGCCAATATCCAAAGGCTGTTGTCCAAGGGACTCAATGGTTTGACCAGCACCCAAATAAGTTGTAAATGGACTCAATGCGCCAATTTGACCAGATTGATACTGACCTAACAACTGGCTTCCTGTTCCAAACAATCCTGTACCAAATGCAACATTCTGTTGACCAGCTTGCTGTGCCTGTGCCGCTAACTGTAAGTCTTGTTGCGCTAATGCGTTGTAGTACGCTTCCATCTCAGGTGTAGTAGCACCCAAGCCTCCAGCACCACTTGGGCGCATACCTGTAGCCCCTACAGACAATCCGCTACGACCTTGTTGGAACAACTGATTCTGCAACTGAGCCATCTGACGCTCACGGCTAGGGGCAAGCAAATCCTGTTGCTGTTGAATGTATTTAGCCGCAACCTGTTCAGGACTCTGTGCAAGGTACTGCTGACCCAAGCCAAACAACCCTGTAGCCGCAGTCTGCAAAGGAGCATACTGTTGCCCTGCCTGTTCTGCCTGAGTTAAAGCACCACCAGTTAAACCCATCAAACGATCTTGATAGCCTCTTAGTTCAGGGCTTACTGTATAACCAGCACCTGACAAATAACCACTAGGGTCAAACTGAAAGTTAGAACCACCATAACGGGTAGTAATCCCAACAGGGCGAAACTTAGCCGCTTCAGCCGCTTGTCTTGCCGCTTCACGTTGAGCCGCCGCAGACTGATTTGCCGCATACTCTGTAGCAGACGCTTGTTCTTGCGCCCCTAAGTAATTCATTCCCCCCACAACTAATGCTGCTGTAAATGGCATTTTAAATCTCCTTTGCAACCGCTACATGAGTAGCATTAAAACCAAGTTTGTCATAAAACATTTCTAAAGACTCTTTTAAGTTGTAACTTGTAATCAATTTTTTACATCCATTGATTTTTGCCATTTGCTCAACAAGTCTAAACATATCTTTACCAATACCTTTGCCTCTATGTGATGGCTTTAAAAAGAACATATCAACTTGACACCAAGTTTCATTGTGATACGGACTTTTAAAAAAAGCATAAAACACATAACCAACTGTTTTCTCATTATCTTTAGCAATCACCACTCGCAATTTAGCAAGATATTCTTTGTTAAACATTGGTTTTTTGTTTTTAAAATAATCCCAATGCTCCAAAGCAATTTCATCAAAGTTTTCAATGTCAGACAACTTACCATCAACTACATTGATAGTAGATTGTTCAACATCAGAAAAGTGGTGAGTTATCATTTTATTCGTACAAAATGTTTATAGAACCAGCATCAAATGAGTCTGTGCCGTTGACAAAAGTTATTCTTACTTGAGTAAGTGTGTCTGACAAACTTTTTGAACCAGCCATTAACGCATTTCCAGCACCATCACTTAGACCAATCAAACTTGTAGCCGCCCAAGTATTTGTACTGCTGTTTTGCAAAGTTATTGTCATTGCACCATGATAAACACGGGCGGCGCTTTGCAAGTTTCCACCATATTCAAAACCTGTTGTAAATAAAACTGCCGCCGCACCTGTTCCTGTGCTACCTAAATATCCAGTAGATTCAATACCGCCAGAGTCCCCAAGCCTTACTGTTGGAACAGATGTGCCATTACCAGACACGCCAACAAAAATCACAGTAATGCGCTTTACCCAACTTGGTATGCCAGTAAAGTCAACTGAAGTACCAGATACAGATACAGTAGTAGCAGAAGAAATAACACTTGCATTCATCACAGGAGTCCCACCAATGTTAGGACTTGTTAATGTTTTGTTTGTTAATGTTTGTGTATCACTTGTACCAACTACAGTACCTGATGGGGCGGTTTTGGTTGCCCAAGTATCTAAATCAGCATCCCATGCCTGTACGTTAGTCCCAATAACCAATCCAAGGTTTGTACGAGCATTAGCCGCTGTAGATGCACCAGTACCACCATCAGCAAGCGCCAAATCAGTAATACCTGTAATAGTACCCGCTGAAATATTTGCAGTTGCTATTGTGGCAGTGGTTATTGTTGCAGTTGGGATTACTACTGTTCCTGTAAAGGTAGGACTTGCTAAATCAGACTTAGTAGCAATAGCCGTAGCAATATTGTTGAACTCAGTATCAATCTCTGTACCTTTGACAATCTTTAACGCATTGCCAGAAGACAAGGCATCTTTGGTTGCAAAGTTCGTTGATTTTGTGTAGTCTGACATAGTTACCCCTTTAACTTATTTTGCCATTCTTGGCTTGAATTTCAATCTTTTGAATAGACAATGCTGTACCACTTATGTCTGTTTCATAACCTGTTTGAACAACCTTACCACTTCCTGATGCAGAAACAGTTAAAGTTTGTAGTGCAACTCCATCAGAATATTGTGCAATTACAGTTGCATTAGCACCATACTCGGCAATCCCATAATATGACTCTCCTTGCGTTGGAATCAAATCATCGCTAGACAAATAGTTTGTCTTAAAGTCAAATCCCCACTTAAAGGTAACAGTCTGATTTGTGCCGCCAATAACCACAATAGACAACTTTTTCAAAATAGAAGTTTGATTCTGATTACCAAGGTCTGCATGGTTTGTGTAGTACAACATACGATATGAAGATTGATAGTCTTGGTAAGTTCCATACAAACCAATGTAACCATTCTTACCAATGTATAAAGTACCATCACGCCTAGACAAAAATGCTGTTGGAGTGATTGAATCCCATGTTGTTGCTCTAGCCGCACCATCAGGCAAATAAGCCTTGGTATCAAAACAATAAACATTACCTATGGATGGCGTGGTCAACAAGTAAAACGCTTCACGCTCAGAATAGACAGACTTAATGTTTGCCAATGTTTCACCAGCAATTACAGTTGTTAAATCATTACGAATATTCTTAGACAAGTCTCTCTCTGGAGCAGACTTCTCTTGAATTGTTCTCATCAAAGAACGAACACCAGAGTTAGACAAAAACAGAACATCAGTGCTAGTAGTCTGAATACTGTCCCTTGCAATACACCCAATACCCTCAACAGTGTCACTCAATGACATTGATGCTGGTGTAGTGGCATTTTGATAAACAAGAATTTGACGTTTGCCAAATATAAACAAAAATCCATTGTGTGCGGCAAGACCTGTAATCTGGTCAGCGCCATTCGCCCATACACGATCTACATTCAAAGAACCAGCCGTACCT